ATGTTATGGTTTAAAAGAGCAAGATTTAGTGGTAGAAGAGAATGTTCATATCATGATGATAATTTTGATATGTTAGGTTGGAATTTTTATATGATGCCGGAATTATCGGCAAGAGGATTATTAATGATGACACAATTCTATAACTTAGATGGGACTAAAAAACATAATCAAGATTTAGAGTTACCTTATCCTGATTTATCTAAATTTGAAATTTATACAAAATGAAAAAAGGAATCATAGGGGCTGGCGGTTTTGCGAGAGAGGTATATTGGAGTTTATCGTTAATTGAACGAGTTAATACTAAATTTTTTGTTGATGACAAATATTGGGATGGTCATGACAATTTAATACTGCCGTTATCTCAATTTGACCCAAATGAGTATGAAGTGGTTATTGCCGTTGGAGACCCAAGTGATAGGTTTGATATTGTACAAAGATTACCAAAAGAAACAAAATATTTTACACATATACACCCTAATGTGATAATACTTGGTGATGATGTTAAAATTGGAGAAGGTAGTATTATATGTGCAGGGACTATTATTACAACTAATGTTAAGATAGGTAAACATACCCATTTAAATCTTCAAACAACTATTGGACATGATTGTGAGATTGGTGATTATTTTACTACCGCACCTGGTGCTAAAATATCAGGAAATTGTAAAATATATGATTGTGTTTACATTGGTACAAATGCGTCAGTTAAAGAAAAAATATCAATACATAGCTTAACAACGATTGGGTTAAATGCTGCGGTAGTTAAACATATAGAGGAATCTGGAACATACGTGGGTGTACCTGCAAAAAAAATAAAATAAATTATTATGACACACACAGAAGAATCTTTAAATATTACAAGAAGAATATCAAATGAAATGTATGGAGAAACGTTTCATCATCATTATCATATTTTATATGACATAGTTAAAACGTATCCCGATGATTACCATCTTAATTATGTGGAGATTGGATGTTATGCTGGTGGATCGGCATCATTAATATGTCAAAGAAAAAATACCAATGTTTTTAGTATAGATTTAGGAATCCCTATATCACCTGAAATCCCAATTAGAAATATAGAAAAATTTAATATTTTTAATAATCATTATGAATATATTCAAGGTGATTCTCAGAAAATAGAAACGGTAGAAAAACTTAAAACATTCATTGATGATATTGATGTTTTATTTATAGATGGTGATCACTCATCAAATGGAGTGAAAAATGATTTTGAGTTATACTCAACAATGGTTAAAAATGGTGGTTATATTGTTTTTGACGATTATAATGATTATGAATTTAGCCCTGAAGTAAGACCTATGGTGGATCATATTATATCTACACTTGATGGTTATGAAATAATAGGGACATTACCCAATTCATTTAAGGCTAGACCAGAATCTTTGTTAGATGGTAATTGTTTTATAATTAGAAAAAAATAAAATAAATGGAAAAAGAATGTGTATGTGGGGCTAACGTACTTTGTATGTGTCCCCCACCAAAAATAGAACAAGTAAACCACCCCCAACATTATGGAGGAGAAGATAACCCTTATGAAGCAATCAAAGTAATTGACGCTTGGGAATTAGGATTCTCATTAGGGAATACAGTAAAGTATATATCAAGGGCGGGTAAGAAAGATTCGGATAAAGAATTACAAGACCTTAAAAAGGCTTTATGGTATTTAGAACATCACATAGAAACATTAAAAAATAAATAAAAATGAAGTTGACAGAAGATCAAAAAAATCATATTATTAATCTATATGAGGGATTAAAAAATGATGAACAAACACTTGGAGAAGTACACGGAATAATTGTGGATTTTTGTGTTGATGAGTTTATAGTGGACTTATCGGATGATGAGGATGGTGACCTATATGAGGAATTCTCTAATGAGGTGTGGGATTTTTTAGAAAGTATTAAATAAAAAAAAGAAATGTGACTTTCTACACACTAACATATATTTATATATATGGGAAGTAGAATAGATATAGATGATAATTTAGTTATAGAAAGGTATAACGAATTGAAAAATTTAAAAAAAGTTGCAAAAAGTTTTGGGGTTTCTTTAAGACCAATAAAACGTATTCTAAATAAAAATAATATAGAATTAACTAATCGTAGATTTAATGTGAACCATTCTTATTTTAACGTTATTGATTCTGAAGATAAGGCGTATTGGTTAGGTTTTTTATTTGCCGATGGTTGTGTTAGAAAAACTAAAACCGGGGCTCAAGTAGTGTTAAAGTTATCGGTAAAAGATGAAAACCATCTAATAAAATTTAAAAATGATTTAAATTCTGAACATAAAATATTTTATAATGTAAGTAAAACAACATCAAAAAAGGGAACCCCCTCAGTGTCAAATAATTGCGTTATTCGAGTCAATAGTGGGGAAATGGTTGAAGATTTAATTAACCAAGGGTGTGCCCCAAGAAAGACGTTTATTATTGATTATCCAAATATTAGTGAGGAATTTTATAAAGATTTTATAAGGGGTTATTATGATGGTGATGGTAATTTTTTTTATAGTGAATCAACTAAGATGTCCGTAGTCACCATAGTTTGTGCCTCTGAAAAGTTTAGAGAATTCCTAATTGAGGTGATGTCTAAACTACCCAACATTGGTAGAATACACGAAGATAGTGGTAGATATACCATTAAGATTGTTAATATAGTTGGAATTAGAAGTTTTTTAGATTACATTTATTTCGACTCTAAAATTTATTTAAAAAGAAAAAAAGAATATTATGAAAGATACAAAGAATATCGAAAAAATGTTGAATCAGGTTATCAACGGGGATTGTGTGGAAGTTATGTCAAATCTTCCTGAGGGGTCAATAGACTTAATTGTGACTAGCCCACCATATTCGGTTAACATATCCTATGACGTTTATAATGATAATACAACTTTAGAAGAGTACTTAAAATTCTCCACTAAATGGTTAGAGGAAGCTTTTAGGGTATTAAAGGATGATGGTAGAATATGTGTAAACGTACCATTTGAAATTAACCTAAAAGAAAGAGGTGGTAGGGTATTTATTGTTTCTGAAATATGGAATATTATGAAAAAATTAGGGTTTAATTGGTTTGGGTTAATTGATTTGGCTGAAGATAGTCCCCATAGAAGTAAGACTACCGCTTGGGGTTCTTGGATGAGTTGTAGCCAACCATATATTTATAACCCAAAGGAGTGTCTAATTATTGCGTATAAAAATAGTCCTAAAAAACTTGTTAAGGGGGAACCACAGTGGAAAGGTACGCCGACTGAAATTGAACAGGAGGACGGAACCATAAAAAAGAAAGTTGTATATGAGGAAACGGATAAGAAAGAGTTTATGGAGCTTGTGTTTGGTCAGTGGAATTACTTTGCAGATACTAAATCACTCACCAAGGCGACATTCTCGATGGACATACCGACGAAAGCAATCAAAATATTGTCCTACAAAAACGATATAATTTTGGACCCATTTGCTGGTTCAGGAACAACATTGGTTGCAGCACAGATATTGGAACGTAGATGGTTAGGGATTGAGTTAAGTGAAAATTATAAACAAATCGCCGAGACAAGAATTAATTACTTCAAGGCATTAGAACAAATAAAAGAACTCCCACTATAATCAGTGGGAGTTTTCCTTTTTTCTTAGTATTTATTACGATGGAAGACGAATACGACAATATGTTTGGTGATCACAACATCTGTGAGTTTTAGTTAATTGTAGCCCACTTATTTTTAAAGTTATAATTACTCGCACAATATCTTGCGTAATCATTAACCAATGGTCTTCCTGTGTTGTAACATCCACAAACAACTGCCCAATCTTTATACCTTGAATATAATCTATTAAGTAATTTCATACTTGTTTCGACATTCAATCTAATATCATTAGTTAATCTTTTTTTCCCGTAATTAACTTTATTAATATAATCAGATGTTGAGGGCATAATTTGCATTGGACCAACCGCACCTGCAAAAGATTCTTGATAAGGGTTATAGTCCCAATGGAAAGGTCCTAAATATCTTGTTTCCATGTATGCCACGTTATAGGCAACGTATCTCGGTATTTTATACTTGGTACTATATTTTTCAATCAGTTCGTACATTCTCATTGATGTGGGAGATTGAATAGTTGAGTGATCATTTAAGTCTGTAAAAATAGAATCATCTGAAGTTTTAACATGGGACAAGGATCCAAAAAAAATGAATACCCCAACACATAAACCAAGATAAGTTATTTTTGTTAATTTAAGGATATTCATAGTTTCTTATTTTGTTTGGTCAATATAAATGTTCTTAGCGTAAAGTTTAAAGATTGACATACCAATAGAATCTTGGTAAACAGTGTAGTCACCTGTTGTTTTGTCAATTACGATTAGATGGTTATGTTCATCTATTGCTAAATTAACTTGGGACCTATTAACTCTAACCATTTCAATTGTTGGTTTCTTTGGACCATATTGTTGATTATATAGATAACCCATCGAGAACCCTCCCAATAACGATGCCACTACAAAAATTACAACACCCATAGACTTAAATGTTGATTTTCTTTTTTCTAAAAAATTTGTGATTTTTTCCCTCATAATATAAATTTTAATTGATTTAAGTAAATTTACATAAAAACATCGTAATCTCAAACTTTTTTTTGTTGAAAACTATTTATAACTATGAAGAAAAAGTTAATAACGGAATCGGGAATAAGAAACATCAGGGAATTATCTAGAAGATACCCTGAGGCTAAAATATATTTTCACCAAGATTTAGATGGTGTAACCACTGCGTTAGGTATGAAAAATTACTTAGAACAACACGGTATTAAAGTAGTCGATTCTGAAATTATTCAATACGGAGATAAAGAATGGGCTATACAAAAAGCAATTACTGAAGAATTAAGTGAAAAGATAGATTTTGTTTTAAATAAAATTAGAAAAATTCTTTTAGATGCTGGTTATAATATTAATGGTACGGATGAGTTTGATTTATCAGAATTATTAAAAAATCATATAAATCAAACCCAAATTGGGGATTCTATTGGTGAGGTTATTAGAAAAAGTGAATCATTACTTAATGAATTAAAGTTTTTATTAGATGATAGGGTTATGCCGGTGTTAGTTGACTTTGCTCATGGTAAACCAATGTTTATCATACATACGGATCACCACGACACACAAGCTGGTGTTGAACAAGGTACCTCAACTAATTTTAAATCATCAAGATCTAACGTTGAAACAATATCTCAAACTGTATCTCCAAGAGACATTTTCCCTTCTGATGATATTACTTTGATATCTACGGTTGACTCGGCAAATTATGCACAATACGATATTAGTCCTGAACAAGTAATGAACTATTTGTTTAAGGTAGATAAAGATCAGTCATTACAAAGAAACAAAATGGCAATGGGTATGGTTGCAAATAAATTGTTATTGGCATTTAAAAACAAACCAGGGTTCTTAGAAAATATTGTGATGAATGCAAATCCATCTTTATTAAGTATATTATTAAACATCAGATCTCAGATCAAAGAAAAAAATTATACCGATGTAGAATCTTTGGAAAAAAACAAAGAGAATTATGTCCAAACAATGAAAACTCACAAAAATGTTAAAGTTGATAATAAAATTATAGTTCAGTATGGTGGTGGTAGTATGATGAAACCAGGATCATATGATAGATACACACCATTCAGAAATAATCCTGATGCTGACTTTATAGTAATTGCTTGGCCATTAGGGTTAGTACAAGCGTCTTGTAATCCATTTAAGAAAGAAAGAGCACTTAAAGGTGTAAACTTGGGTGACATCAAAGATGAGGTCTTAAACAAGTGGAAAGGACAACTACAAGATAAGGATATTCCTTTATCCACAATAAAATGGATATCTGAATCAGGAAAAGGTTTTGGTGAACAATCTGTTGGTTTTACATTCAGAGATTTTAACGCACTATATGGTAAAGAATTTAAACAAATGGCTGATGGGGAAGATATTCTTAAGGATGTTGATACTGCAATGAGAAAACCTTTCAGTAGTTTAACGGATAAAAAAATGAGAATGTTAGATTCAATTAGTGTAAATGCTTGGGATTTAATTCAAGCCAATAGTGGAGGACATAAATGTATTACTAATATTTCTGGTTTAAGTTATTTAGGTAGATCTAAGAGACCACCTGAAGGTAAGTACAAATATAATGAAGAGTCAGATGATTCACCTTATGTTAAATTTACTAAGATGGTACAGAATGAATTTGTTAGAGTTTTAAAAGCAAAAATTGATGAAGATGGTGGTGATAGATATGAACCAAATTTTGAGGTTGAAATGACGGAACACGCAAGATCATTAGGAAATGATAGAAAACAAGGACAAGGATTAAGATTCTCAAAATCGGCAGTAAAATCAAATCAAATGAGATTTAGACCAAATAATAGATAGTATTAATCTTGTAACATTATACTATCACCTTCGGCAATATCGTATTTTATACAAGTACCACCTTTGAGTTCTAATATCATATCACCATTGCCGACATAACGATCACACTCAGAAGTCTTACATGGTTTACAATTATTATGTATTTTGGTGATTTTATTATTTTTAATAAAAATTATATCTAAAGAGATGATACAGTTTTTCATCCAAAATGAATGATGTTCACCTTTCATTATGAATAACATACCGTCAAAACTTTTGTCAAATTTTTTACCCATCATACCTTTTTGTATGTCTTTACTGGTCATTACACATTTGACATTGAATAAATTGTTGTTTACTATTAACTCCATATACTAATAAATATATTCTTATAATGAAATCAGATAGAAGTTCGGGTATAATATTAAAATGTGGGGATAAAGTTCTGTTATGTAAACGAGCTGATCACGAAACATATTCGGGTAAGTGGTTTATCCCAACAGGTCATTTAGAGGCAAATGAAACACCTAAAGATTGTGCTTATCGTGAGTTTTATGAAGAGACAAATATTAAGATAGATGAGGAAATAAGTTTAATTGGATTCATCACTAAGAAAGATGACAAAGGAGAACCAAAAGGTCTAATTTATGTTTATTTATATGAATCCGATAAAGAAATGATACCAAATTTAGATAAAGCAGAAGATGGTCACGAACATTCAGATTGTGGGTTTTTTACAATAAATGAACTACCTGTTGATAAAAATGACGAATTATTTAAAATTTTAACAAAAATATTATCTTAAATACAAAAATTTTTTGACTTTTCGTTAATTAAAATGTATTTATAATACACAAAAACAACCAATACCCTTCCTTTCTACGAATTAATTGGTTTATTAATACTAATCCCATAGTTTTTGAGAAAAAAGTATGGGATTTTTTATGCCGTGTCATTTTTATTTGTATATTTGTAGAAATAAGAAATATATGAGATCAATTCCTTTATACATTGTAGTAAATAGCCACCTAAGTGATTCACTTATTGAAATTGGTTTTAACCCTGAATTAGCGAGACAAAGAATTCGTTTTGTGAAGGTGTTAACAAATATGTTTTCTGATCTTAGTCAGAGAATTGAGGAAGATGAATTAAATCGTATTTGGAAAGAAAAAATTATTTAACTATGGGAACTTATATATACACATTCAAGAAATCTTTAAACAAGAAAGCAACAATTGATGGTAATCCTGTTATTGTTGGTCGGGCAACATTTTTATGTCGTCAAGATTGGTCAGGTAATTATTCACCATCTGAGAGGAGAGAAATGACAAGAGCGTATGCTTTGACCGAAAATGATCAACCTGAATATATCACATTTGATGGTGAGATGGTTTATAAAAATAATAAACGTGGTGTTTGGACTGATGGAAGTGGTTATTGGTCTGGTATTGAATACGAAAAAAATTTTGTTGGTACACTAAAAAAAGTGGGTGGAAAATTTGTTATTGTTAAATAATTTAGTATCTTTGTTATATGAATAAGATGGGTTTCAACATAAAAGTAGTTAGTGATAAGTTCGGGGATTTAATCAACGAGACATTCATGGATCAGACACAATTCAAAATATTTTTGAAGATGGTACACGGAGCATTGGTATTAGATGAAGACTTAAGTTTCTTCAACGGAGATACATTCTTGGTACATATTCCAAGTAAGATTTTGAAAGACTCTGTTATCTTTACAAACGTTAAAGAAGTTTCGTTAACTGAACAAGTTAAAAGTAAGATCGAAGCGTTGGTAACAAAATAATTGTTTCCTTGTTTAAAAAAACAAGGTGGTGGAGTCAGATATATTCAATGTCGGACCTAAAATGGGAACTTCGGTTCCCTTTTTTTATTTATTTTTTATTATATGGTTATATTTATATAATAAAATAAATTTAATAAACAATATTTATGTTACCTAAATTAAAATTAACGGAAAGTGAGATCAGAGATATTTTGAGTCAACATGGCGTAAAGACCAATATGATAGTTGAAGAAACTCAAAATTACTCAGTTGTGGATATTCAGAATTGGTTAAATGACAATAAAAGTGCTGGTTTGGAACCTGATAATAAAATGGGAATTTTAACGGTTAAAGCCATAAAAAATGCGTTAATGGGTAAGATATGAAAAGAATTACAAATAGTTTTATAAAAAATATTGTTAGACAAAGTCTAAATGAAAGTTATGGTTTGTTAAATGAGGACTTACAAGAAGTTGAACCATATAGTATAAAAACTAGTGTTAAACACGGTACTGTTCCCAAAGGAACTTCCGTGTATAATATGACATACGAAAAATGTCCCGAAGGTGGAATTTGTTTTGAATTTTTATCTCAGGCAAAAGAGGATGCAAAGAATTTATCAGGAAAAGACCTGATTAATAGGTGGTGCTCACAAACTTATATGGCAAACGCTATGGGTAAACCAACGAAAAGTGGAACTGTTCTAACTAATGTCACTACACCACTTTTTGCACAATTAACAGAATTTGGGATGAACTATGGAACTATTACCACAAAACTTAAAGATTTAGGTGATTTTCCTACTTTTTGTGTGGCAAATAAAAAATTTAAAACATATGGTGGTGGAGATTATAGTTTGGGTATAGCTGGGACTAGTGAGACTACGGGTTCTGATTATGGTATTGAAAATGATCATGAAGGAGAAAGAGCTGAATATTATGCAATAACTGATGGTTTATTTGAAAATTCAATTGCGGTGAGTGATGAGTTTTATGAGACATGGAAAAAACAACTTGAGGAAAAATATAAAGCAACTTTGGATGCTGCGGATAAAATAAAAAAAGACGAAGAAAATAAAAAAAATATACAGGCAAAAATTATAGGTGGTGGAGGTGAATATATAAAATGGGTGCAAGAACACCCAGCATTAATTAATAAAAGTGAAATAATAACCACCGACAGAGGTGATGCTAATCTTTATAGTTTAAACACAGGTGACCCCATTATTGATCAATATCAATATGGTGTACTTTTAATAGTTGACCCAAAAAATCCATCTATGGACGGAACTTATGAAGATATTAGAGTTAAAAAGGGAACCAATATTGCACTTTCTATTGATCCAACTACTGATAAGTTTTGGCAATTTGCAATATCCCAAAATGATGTTTGGAGATATGATGATGTTGCGTGGAGTGGAGCGTTTTCATCAATTCAGGGAAAACTTGCTTTAACTACTAATCCTGATCTTGAGGACGATGGTACAATAAATCAGAGTATTCAAACAGAGAGAACAAAAGGTTTCAGACACAATTTATTAACTGAGATTGAATTAAAACTTTGGGATAGAGGTCCTGAGGTTGGTAAAATACAAAGTAAATTAAAGTTAAAACCAGATAAAGGAACCCCAATATATGGTCCTGACACTAAGGCGGCGGTTGAAAAATTCCAAACAGAAAATGGAATAACACCTGTAACAGGAAATATTGATGCTAACACTTATGATAAAATTCTTGAAAAATTTCCAGATCCAAAACCAGCATCCGCAACAGAATATACAAGAGATTTAAATATTGGTTCTACAGGTCCTGATGTTGAGGCAATACAAAAAAAATTAAAGTTAAAACCAGGTAAATATGGTACCGACACTCAAACTGCGGTCATGAATTACCAAAAAAAATATACAGATTTAAATGACCAAGCTACTGGTATTGTTGATAAAGAAACATTTGACCACATTATGGCCAATACAAAACTTGATACACCTATATCATATTCAGGTAGAAAACATAATTACAAAAAAGGTGATTGGATTGCAGTAAAACCTAATTCAGGAAACCAAGCAAGTCAACTATATGAAAATAATGGATATTTTAAAATATTAGAAGCACCAGATAGTTATACAATTATTATAGATGCTGTTTGGCCTTGGGACACAAAGGGTTATTCTATTGTTGGAGGAACTACCGCTAAAATAATATTTGGACCTGATTCTATGGGAGGGGCAAAAACAATACCTACTGTAAGTGATAATTCTTCAAATACAAAAGAAAAAGGCACAAAAAACAATACCAGTAATTCAGGTAATAATTCGGGCACAAATACTATAGATTCTGAAAAACAAAGACAAAGAGATATACGTAACAAAGAATTTTGTGATACACTAAGAGAGATAAAAAAATATTTAAATAACACTAAAAGTGCTAATTTACCTGTTAATTGTCAAAGAACCCCAGAAACAAAAAATCAAATTATGTTGGCACTTACAGGAGGAACTCCAGCTCCGGCACCAACTCAAGATACGGGAGTTAACGTACAATCTGTTCCTGTAACGGATACATTATTCTAATAAAACAATAAATTTAATGAGGGAGAGTGATCTCCCTTTTTTTATGCAATTTTTTTTATTATATTTGTGATATGGAAAAAATGATATATCTAGTTAGAGGAATACCAGGAAGTGGTAAGACAACTTTTGCAAAACAATTAACACAAAATGTGTTTGAGGCAGACCATTATTTTTATGATAATGACGGTAACTACAATTTTATTGCATCTGAAATAAAAGAAGCTCATAAAGAGTGTCAACAATATGTTGGATATGCAATGGAGTCAAACACACCAAAAATTGCAGTATCAAACACATTCACACAAGAGTGGGAACTTCAACCATATTATGAATTAGCAATTAAGTATGGTTATTATGTGACCTCTATTATTGTTGAAAACAGA